ACCTATACTTTGAATAGTTCTTACAAAGCTCTTACCCGGTTCTACTAATACTAGGTTAAAAATACGAGGTATATTAATGCCTACACTTGCAACTCCGTATGTTGCAACAATAATCTTATTGTCTAGTGTCTGCACTTCATTATATTCTGCTTTACGATCTTTACTTTTCATTGATCCAGATACAAATACACAATCAGGTAGCATTTCTTCTAGCATCTGACCTGTTTTAATCCGATCTACTAATATCAACGTATTTCCTGTATCACTAATCGTATCCATCTTCTTTGCTATCTCTGTCATACGTTCCTTGTTAGTAGTAAGAAACGACAGTTCTTCTTGATAGTTATTATATTCAACACTATCTTGATATTGCAATATCTTAACATTGCAATTTGACAGAACACCTTTATCTTGAAGTTCGCTTGCCTGTAGCCTATGTAATACTCCACCTAGGCTACAAATTAAACTAATATATTCGTGTTCTTCTTTAGGTATTGTACCTGTTAAACCCCACCTAATAGGAATATTTGCAAAAGGACCTGTTAGCATTGTACGAAGTACATCTGCTTTTGCCATGTGTACTTCGTCTACCATAACACAAATTAAATCATCTGTTAAGATATCAATACTAACATTACTCTTACCATCTTTATATCTTTTAATTAAAGAATTTATGCTTTGCCATGTAGCAATAACATGTTTATGATTTGCATCCTTTTCATCACCAAAAAATACACCAACATCTAAACCTAAATTAATATAATCTTCTTGAGTCTGCTTAACTAAATCTTTGTTAGGTACAATTACCAACGTTCTACCGTAAGGCTCGCACATTAAGCTCAATGCGGCTGTCATTAATGTCTTACCTGCACCTGTTGCTATTTCTTGTACACCATGCGGGTTAGCAAGGAACCTATTAATACATTCTATCTGGTAATCTCTAAGTTTAATAGATTGTCCTTCTGCAACATGTCCTTTAGGCCAAGTAATGCCAGAAAAAGTGTCTTCGGTAACTTGCTCAAACTCGAAACTATGTTTAATTCTGTTATCAACAAGCTCAACACTCCAGCCTTCGTTATCTAATATAGGTAAAACTCGATCAAGCAAATTCAAATACGTTGATCCAGCGGCTGTAAAAAATCCAATCTTACCATCCCATCTTCCTAGCCTGTAGGCTGGTACATGATATGCATAAGGCAACATATATTTTAATTTTGCTTCACACGATCGTCGAGTACTCGGCGATAGCTCGTGAAAACGAACGTTTACCTCATCTCTTATTTCTAATGTACATATTCCTGACATATTAATAGTATACTTTCAAACGACTTAAAAGTCAATGTTCTTGTTTACCGAATTAAAAAGGTACCCTCCCGAAGGAGGGTACTAATAGGTGCCACCACGCGAATGTCAACACCTATATTCTTTATAGGCAAGCCTTTGTTGCCATATTCAATGACTGCAAATCTACATCTTCGAATATAGACTTACCTTTAACCGAAGTACCTACAATCCTCATTCTACTCTTACCAATATAAGTGGTAGACGGGATCATAATAAATCCAGTATCACGTTCTAGCACCGTAGAAGTCTGCTTTGGTAGTGCCGGATTACTATCTAAACGTATCTGATAACTTACAATTCCATTGGTTTTTGTGTTAACATAAACCATACTAGGATTTGCAGTAATATGTTTTCGCTTAACCGAGGTAACTTTACAATAAGAAGAATCGGACATCGAATCAGTAGCGACTACAGTTTTCCAAACCTTATCCTTGTACTTTACCTCCATTTTCTCAGCCGCACTAGCACCTGTACTTACAAGGGCTAGTGTAGCAATAGTTAAAAGTGATTTCTTAAACATTTATACCTCCTTTAGAAGCTTCGTTTCATTACTGTGGTTTCTGCAAGCCTTTTCCATTTACCATCTATACCAGTCATCTTGCAAAGGTCTGCAACCTTAATCACTGTACGAAGTGAAAGCTCACGGAGCCTGTCCTGGTTGGTTTCAACATAATCATAAATGATTTTGTTTTCTTCTTCTGAGAAGTTGTATGAGTTAAGCATACCATCTCTCATTATTTGCTTGATACGAAGCATCTTGTCATATGCTGAATCAAGTGTAAGATCCAAATAGTGACAACGTGACTCAAGAGCACTAAGGTGATCTTTAAGTTTTGCACTTCGTACATTATCAAATTTAATGTTAGTAATAAAGATAGCACTACCTTTAAATTCAAAACGATCTGGAACACCTTCACGACGTAACATTGCAGAATCTGTATTCCAGCAAATAATACGTTTCTTAGAACTATCCAAAGCCGCTTTAAGAATATTCAAGGACAAATCGTCCATTAAAACACTATCACAGTCATCAAATACTAGCACATTACCAGCACCTGAATACTGATACAATTTACAATACAAACCGATCGGACTCATTGCACCTTTAACAACCTCAAAACGAGGAGCCATATTTGCAATTTTATCAAACATAGCCGCTTTTTCAAGAGTACGTTCAACACCAAAAGACTTACCAACACCTGGAGGTCCTACAACAATCATTGCACGAACTGTACCTTCAATAGCGGCATCAGTCATATCTTCTAGAATCTCAAAACGTTCTGCAATTTCTTCTAAACGTTTTGCATCATATTCTGCATCATGTACTTCTTTAATAGGAGTATCATCCTTGTTAAATGCTTCACCAGCATTAGCAGGAGTAATATCTTCCATGCTTTTAACTTTAACACGGATTTGTTTATCTGCAAACTCACCAAAGGAGTCATCTGCAACGACAGTTACATAACCGCCTTTTTCGTTGTAATCTGCTACCAATTGCAGTACCTTGTTATGTACTGTAAAAGTGCGATACTTACCATTTGTAATTTTTATAAAAGCTGACATTAATTTTCCTTCGTTTCGCGTGGTTGAACTCTTATTGTACTTACAGTATAAGACAAAACGGACCAAAGGTCAACCTTTATTTTGTCTTTTTTGTAACTTTTTTTTATTACTGTATGTACCATCTGTTTCCTCATTGTCTATACAGTATAAGACAAAAGGACCATAAGGTCAACCTTTTTATGGACCACTAAGTCATTGATTTTAAACGATTTTGAAAAAAAGATTTGTGTTATTATTCAATGACTTAACGTAATTCCACATCTTCTAGTCCAGCAACCCGTAATTTAGTAATATTATTGATCTGAAACGACTTTGCATCTAAGGCTTTTGTAAGTCCTATGAACTTATTCCTCAACAATGCAAATTCATTGATGAGATTCTCCATCTGTGCTACTTCTGGCTCCCCATCTGTGTACTTTTCTGCGTCTCGACTGCTTAATGTACGGTTGTAATGCTCTGTAAACTGCCTAAATTTAGCAGATCGTACTTTTCTAAGCTCAATATTCAAATGTTCGAGAATTGCTTCAATTTCTTGTAGCTGATTAAACCTCCATTCTACCTGTCCTGGCATTTCCCTACTTGCTTTTTCGAGACTTCCGTTCATTTTTAGCTCTTTACGGGCTTCAGCTATCTCATTCTCAAAATGCCCTATGCAATTTGGTAAATGTGTGATATCTGACTGAACTTTTCTATACCATGTACTCATTTAGTAGTCCTCTTCTTCAAAATCCTCATCATCTTCGCCTAGTAATTCATTTAATGCATGATTAATTTCTGTTCCTGCTTCGTTTAGTTCTTCTCTATGAATTTCTAGGTTAATATACTCTTCTGAAACTCGTACAAATGCCTGTGCGGCATCTGGTCTATCTTTTTTATCAAGGTAAGGTTTTAATGCTACCCATATTTCTGCTAACATTTCTCCTGAATTATCACTCATATTTTTTTCTCCATAATAAACTTGGTACCAAGTCGCTATACTTAGTTAATTTTTTTAGCAAGTTTATCCAAGTATGTCTTGTGATGCACCCATTTCTTACCTTTTTCTAAAAATCCCCATTCTCGTTTTTGCTTAAATGGCATAAACAATGTCCATACATCAACATTAGGATCTATTTCAATTCTATGATAGCTATTTGCCTTGCATACTCTAAAGTGTCCTGGTCCTCGCCAGTACTTTCCGTCTAACGTATGCTCCCAATATCCGCCTCTAAGAATAAGAGTGAAGTATGACCACGGATGATCGTGTAAATCATCCGGGTCACTTCTAAGAAACTTATGAAGGAAGATGTTAAAAGGAAAGTTTACACGATCCTTTAAGAATAGATAGTATCTTTCCAGGTAAGGTTCGTTACTATTTCTATCTAAAATAAGTCTATAACGACCTATTCTTTTCATCAAATCCTTCATTTTCTACTCTGTTGCTACTGCGTTGGCTTCTTCTAGTACCTCACCTGTATCAGGATCAATAATATCTTCCTCGGTACCACTATATGCTAGTTCTTGTCCACGAGCGATAACGTCTTGCATTACTTTATCTAGTACTTCTCCGGTATATTGCTTACGGAACTCCTTAACAATATCACCATTTAACATAGTGTATGCTAATTTGTTACCTTCCTTCTTAAGAAAACCACGTGCTTCAAATAATTCAACAAGTCCACTATATGGATTCATACCAGTTGTGTACGGTATTTCTACTTGTACACTTTCAAAAGGTTTAGAATATCTTGTTTTCATAATTTTACATGCGGCTCTAATACCATGTACTTGTGATGTTTTGTTGCCGTCTGCATCTACCTTAAGTTTTAGCTTCTTCATTGCTACAACCATAGAACTTGCATAAACAAATCCTGCACCACCAGTAATTTTATCGTCCGGATCAAACATATCTTGACTTGCATAGGTATGGTTAGTAACTACTAAACCTACAGGATGCGGAGCAATACGGTTTACAGTATTTTTAATCAATGCCGTAAGTGCTTTTGCTTTACGACCCATATCACCTTTTAAATCTCCGCCTTCGAACTGATTAATATCTGTGGGTGTTAATAGCATACCAACACTATCAACAACAAACATAATCTTCTTTTGCTCTTCATACGGAAGATCTCCATACTCATCCTTATATGCTTTCATAAACTCTGAGATAAATTTAGCAACTTCATCAACCATTGAAACTCCAAACCTCATTAATTTTTCTGGGTCTGTGTTAATGCCTAATGCTTTTAACCAATCTTCGTCTAATGCGTTCTCAGTATCTAGGATAACTGGTAAAATATCCTGTTCTTGGGCATTTTTTACAAGGTTGCCAGAAGCAATAAAAGATTTACCTGCTCCGGATTCTCCTGCAAACATAGTTACTTTGCCAAGGGGTACTGCTCTTGTAAAATCACCTGACATAAGGTAATTTAAGCAATAATTGCCTGTACTAATCCAATCTCTTGGATCATTAAAACCGGTACTCATACCAGGCACGGCTTTTGTTAAGTTTTTACGAAACTTAGAAACGTCAAATGCTTTATTTGTCATATCTTCTCCTATATATGTAATTAGGAAGACCTCGCTGGTTACCGTAACGGAGGTTTTTGCCGGAACTTCCTATATTACTTTACTGACCTGTAGTTTCCCTGTTACGAATCATGCTTAAGATATCGTCAACACTAGGTTTCTTCTCACCAGATGCTTCGGCTGGTTCTGCCGCTGGAGCCGCTTCTGCTACCGGAGAAGGGGTTGCTCCCATTTCTTCAGGTGTTGCAACGGGTGCTGGTGCCGTTTCTGCTACTGGTGCAGGTGTTGCTACCGGAGTAGCCGGAGCTGGATTAGTTGCTGAAGTAGAAGTAGCAAAGGTTGCTCCATTAGGGCGATAGTAATTGCCCCAACGTTCTGGATCATACAATTTGCCGTCTACTGACGCTTCAAACATTTCTAGTTGAATATCAACTTCTTCCTTACCAGGACGTTTAGGCATAAACTGATCTAAGTTAAACAGTCCATGCTTAGAAACTGCTTCTAGTTCTTCCTCGTTTAAACTACGTTCCTTTCGAGCCCAAGATGAGGTACTATAATCAGCATAACCACCTTTTTGGGTTTTATTGATACGGAAGTCTGTACCACGTTCGTAATCAGTTGGGATCTCTTCCATCTCAACGTCCATTAATGCACTCTTAATGATTGTAAAAATCTGAGGGCTAATAATCATTCTACGAACTGGATTATCTGGAACATTTTCTTCATCCATTGGACTAGATACGATAAGTCCTTGAAAAACGTAACTACGTTTCTTCCAATATTTCCTAGCCAATTGCTCCATGCTTGGATCATTAAACCAAGGACGTAATTGAGCATGAATTGGACATGACTCTCCCCACATATCTACACAAGGTACTTGAACAATGCATTTGCGATTTTCATCCTGGCCTTTAATGCCTGGAAATTCAAAACGCATCATTAAACGTTCTCTCCAAAAGAATGTATTGGATTCTTCGCCGTCTGGTAGAAAGCGAATTACTGCGGATGTTCCTTCTGGAATGTTCCAATGGGCGAAAAGCCCGTTATCACCGGATTGAGTTGAACCGCCCGATTTTGCGGCTTGCTCGGTTAGACGAGCTCGTATTTCTGCTAAAGTTGCCATAATTATTTTCTCCTTATTATGAGCCTTAATTTGTTCATATCTTATGAGCCAAACAACGTAAACCTTCCCGGCCTACATTGTAATTATACTTATCTTCTTAGTTAAAGTCAAGTGTCCATTTATCCGTTTTAGACGGTATTTAGGAGAAATATTCACTTTCGTGGTTGACTTCGTTTATAATTTGTGGTAAAAGGGTTGCCCACTTGCCTTTTGTAGGCCAAAGAAACCATATTTCAGATAATTGCATCTGTACTAATATGCGCCTTCTATGTCTATAATGTGGGTGTCGTTGTGTTCTAACTAATGCTGGATATATGTCGTCAT